TCTTTTTTTTTGCTAGTATCTTTTCATTGCGGACTGATACCCGTTTATTTGAACCCCTTGATAGGTGTTTTGTGAGTTTAGGAAAGTGAATTAAGCCCATTTTCTTAAACTGTATCAGCACAGAATACCTTTTAAGGGGTTTTTCTATTGGTGTCTCTGTGATCATTGATTAAACCAATGTCAGAATTAGACTATTGGGGGAGACGCTAATACTGCACCAGTCCTATTCAATGTAAGCAAACTGGGGGTTAGAGGGTGGAATATTGCATATATAGGTGGCGAAGATAGTGCCTATCCCTCGCAAGACTGTCGGGTGCTGATACTTCGATGGGAAGGATACGCTGAAGGCTTACCCAATTCGGTTATGGGTAGGCTAGGTGTTTCCTCATCTCAGGGAAATAGACAATATAAAGACTTTACGATATAAATAGATATATATACATAGGCGCAACATGGAAGATTTAAGAATACCTTTACCTAGTAGTTTAGAACTGTGGACAAAATACAACTTGTTGGCTACTTTTTTTTATACAAGTAATCCTTTGCTAAAGTCCATGATTAATGGTGAACTGTGGTATCGGAATGAACTATTAAGATTAGATGAGTATAAATACAACAGTTATCTTTAGAAATATATTGCAATACTTTCAATAATCATTTAATCTTTATTCGTAGTTGTAGTAGATGTAAATTAAACCCTAACTAAATAAGGAATATTATGAAATACAAACTATGCGTAGAGTGTAGACACCATGAGAAATATGGTGATCTAGACTTATGCCACGCTAATCCCAAAGTAAACGTTATAGATGGTTCACGCAAGTTAAGATACTGCGAGACCGAGCGCACCTATGTTGCAGAATGTTGCACAATAGATGCTCTTTGGTTCGAGCCTACTAATGCACCATTACAACCCAATGGTCCTGATGATGATTTAGACTGTATTCCATGGGGGATAGCCAAATGAAACTATCTGAACAAGCTCAATTAGACAATCAAATAGCTATGCTAGAGATGGAACTAGATAATTCTACTAAACGAATTATGCAATTAGAAAAGAGTATTGATGCTCTTGATCATAAAATCTTTATGTTAAAAATAATTATTAAATCACTTTCGGAGGTATTGTAATGGCTAACGACAGAAACGATTTCGCACCTGAAATACGCAATTCAGCTTGGTGGGCATCTGACACCCGTAGAGCTATCCAAGGTCATGCAGTTGAGACTATTCTAATCAAACAGGGCAAGTTGCCTCCTCCTGATTTGTCAGGTATCGAGGCAGTCCAAATGGGTCACATTATGCAACCTACCATTGGTAGACTAGCTCAAGACCGTTTAAAGAAGGAACTAAAAGATGCAGACTACGCACTTACTCATAACTCTGAGCCTTGGTTTCGCAGTCATTTTGATTTTATTAGCTCTGACGGAAGAACCTTGGTTGAAGTTAAAAACTACAATGCGTCTACTCGACATAAGTTTGATCCTGATACTAATCGCATTCCTCCTGTCGATTATTCCCAGCTAGTCCATGAGAGTGCAGTCCACAGAATTAACCATGTAGTACTAGCGGTTCTCTTTGGTGGTCAAGAGTTTCACACATTCGAGTTTGATATAACAGAACAAGAGCAGACTGATCTGATTAAATCAATGGCTGTATTCTGGGGTCATGTTCAATCAAACACACAACCAGAGGCTAAGTCCATAGAAGATACTAAACTCTTATTTCCTACCAGTATGGAAGGTGTTGTTATAGCTACTGCTGAGATGGAACGAGTTATCGGTGATCTCAAGTCCATCAAAGGCAAGATTAAGGAACTAGAGGAAATCCAAGAGCAATGGGAGTTGGTGCTGCGCAATTCTTTAGCAGACAAAGCAGAGATTCGTAGCTTTGATGGCAATACTTTAGTGACATGGAAGTCATCTAAGGCAAGTATGCGGTTTAGCACAGATTTGTTTAAGAGTGCGATGCCTGATATTTATGAGAAGTTTATTGTAGAGAGTAGTGGTAGTAGACGTTTTTTAATTAAATAACCTAACTAAATTAAAGGAAATCAATATGAGTAATATTATTACGTATGCAGATATGGAACAGATGGCAAAGGCGATGGTAGCATCCAAGCTTTTTGGTGTGAAAGATGTCAATGAAGTAATAGCTCTCGGACTAGTTGCACAAGCGGATGGGATGCCGTTTGCTAGTGCAGTTAGAGACTATGACATTATTTTAGGTCGCCCAGCTCTTAAATCTTCTGCCATGCAAGCACGTTTCCAAGCTGCTGGTGGAAAGATCGAGTGGCAAGCATACACCGATATAGAGTGTACAGGCGTTTTCTCGCACCCAAACGGGGGTAGTCTCACCTTAACATGGACAATCGAACAGGCGCGTTCTATAGGGCTTGTAAAGCCTAATTCGGGCTGGACAAAGTATCCTAGAGCCATGTTACGAGCTAGATGCCTCTCTGAAGGTATTAGGACTGTATTCCCAGGTTGTTTATGCAATATGTATGCACCCGAAGAAGTTCAAGATTTTGAGGAGAAACCTAGAGCATTGCGAGACATTACTCCAACTACATACGCGGGTACTGAGGCGGTAGCTTTGGTAGACATGGTGGATGATGAAGTGGATGTCAATACTTTAAAACTCTATGTTCCTAATCAAGACGAACCCTATGCTAAATATCTCAATATCAAGGATTGGCAGATGGGATTCTTAGATATGGCACGTAGGATTTATACAAGTCCTAAGTTTGATGAGGCGACAAGGGTAGAGAAGTACACAGCGTTAAAGGTAGCAAATAAGGAGTATATGGACACTTGGGACTCGATGCAGACTGCGGAGTTACTTGGTGGATTAAATAGATTAAATAAGGAGTTAAATAATGGCTAGTGGACACATTGCACAGGTAGGAAAAGGGGTTCTCATGCAGAACACAAAGAAAACAAGTGAGAAGTCTCCTGATTGGAAGGGTACTCTCATGCTGTCAGAGGACTATAAAGCAGGTCAAACAGTTAAGATTGCTGGTTGGACTAAAGCTACACCAATGGGTTCTTTAATTAGCTTGAGTGAGGACAACTGGAAACCTAATCCTGATTCAAACTATCCAAAAGAGTTACCACGTAAGACTAGTGATCAGGATGTTCCTTTTTGATCATCTTGTACTTACCTTATCCACCAAGTATCAATAATTATTGGATTGCAAGTGGACACAGACGCTTTATAAGCCAACGGGGTCGTGATTTTAAGGCTTCTGTGTCATCTTACGTTATTGAGCAAAATATTCCCAAATTAGGTGGAGTTCAAGTAAATATTGACATTATTTTGAGACCTAGATCAAAAAAACTCATGGATATTGATAATTGTATTAAACCGATCTTAGACGCTGTCCAAGATGCTGGGGTGATTGATGATGATGTACAGGTGGCTAAAGTGAGTATCGAACGTGGATTAATACAAAAGGGCGGTGGTTGTGTCGTAATGATCATTCCCATGAGTCAAGACGTGAATCTAGCACCAATTAGCTAGATAGTTAGGTGGTTGCGCCAGCCAACTTTCTTGGCAAGCTGGCATAACCTAAACTGGAGAAAAAAATGAAATCAACGCATTTAGCTTTTATCGGTATGTGGATTGTGTTTTGTGGCTTGATTATTTATCTCACCGAGATTAGTCGCAAAGAAGAATATTTCAAAATTGATTGTATGACCGTCATGGGTGGTTGGCATCCTGATATTCCAAGTAAATTCAAAGAACTGTGTTTAGCAGCTAAATCGGAAAGGAATGACAGATGATTGAAATAATATTTAATCCTGATATATTGCCTACTAAAAAAGAATGGCTATTAATTTGCAAGATGGTTAAGCAACAACCTAAGTTAACCGAGGATGAGATAAGAGAAGTTGCCGATAGCGTTTGCCATGCTTGGAAAAAGAATGGTGTTGGCGAGATTTACATGACAGATTTTGCAAGAGCAATATTGCAGAAAGCGAGTGAGAAATGACTGTAAACGAATTAGCTGAAAGTATTGAAAGATTACATGAAAAATTCGAACTTATTGGAGACTGTGACTTTTTAGACATAATCACCATGGTACGCCAACAAAAAGCTGAAATAGACTCATTAAAAGATAAGTATATATCTGCATTAGAAGAAATTAGAAC